ATTTCAAGAGCACCTGAACGCCGTATATTTTATATTGATGTTGGTAATTTACCAAAAGGTAAAGCTGAACAATATATCCGTTCTATTATGATTCAGTATCGTAACAAATTAGTTTATGATGCAAGCACTGGCGAGATTAGAGATGAGCGTAAACACATGTCTATGCTTGAAGATTTCTGGTTACCACGCCGTGAGGGTGGTAAAGGTACAGAGATTACTACATTACCAGGTGGACAAAATCTTGGTGAAATGGAAGATGTAAAATACTTTCAAAAGAAATTATTAAACTCATTAAATGTTCCTGCTTCTCGGCTTGATACGAATAGTGGCAGCATGATGGGTCTTGGTCGTACAACTGAAGTTACCCGTGACGAAGTTAAGTTTTCTAAATTTGTTAATCGTTTGCGTAATAAGTTTTCACAAATATTTGACCATGCATTAAAAATTCAATTGGTACTAAAAGGTGTTTGTACCACAGAAGAATATGAAGATTTTAGAGAACAAATCTACTATGATTTCATTAAAGACAATAACTTTACCGAGATGCGTGATGCCGAGTTGTTGCGTGAGAGAGTTAACACAGCAACAATGTTAGATCCATTTATTGGTAAATATTATTCAGCCGCATGGGTTCGTAAGAATGTATTGCAGATGACTGATGAAGAAATTGAACAAATGGAAAAAGAGATAGAAGAAGAAGGTCCAGTTGCACAGCCTGGTGATGAACAAGCACAGGCACAACAAGGACAAGTTCCACCAGAAGATAATTCTATGGAAAGAACACCTTCTGAATCTGATACACCAGAGTTAGATGCTGACGTTGAGAGGTCAGCGCTTAATATAAATAGGAAATAATAGGAGAAATATATGCCAAAATTTATAGACCAAATTGCAACAGGCGATGCCGTTGGTGCAAAGAATACCATGTCTGATATGTTGTCTGCAAAAGCATTTGAGGCTTTGGATACTCGTAAACAAGAATTAGCTGCATCATTGTTTGGTGGTTCACCACAAGAAGTGCAAGAAGAACAATTAAATTTAGAAGATTTTTCTTTGGAAGAATTGGAAGAGTTTGCACTATCTGAAGAGTTTGAACAACTTGATGAGTTGTCTAAAGGTACTGTGCGTTCTTATTTAAAAGGAGTCAAAAAAGAAAATGATCCTCGGGTTCACGGTGATTCTGCCGGTCCTGCTAATCAAATGTCAGACAAGGCTCGTAGTCTTGGTAGAACAGAACAAGATAAAGAAGATAGTAGATATCAAGGTAAGAGAACGGCAATAGCTAAACTTGGTGGTTCTAATTCTGTTTTAGCATCTAAAGTACCTGCAAAATAAATGAAATCACTATTAGAGTTTAAGTCTATCGTTGAAGAAGAGAAGTCAGACTATTCAAAGTTTGACACTCTGGTTCGTGCTGGTCTGGCCAATAAGGCACAGATGCAACGTATTCACAAAATCTTAGATAAGATGGGTGAAGAGAAGCCAACATTCAATAATGCCGATAGGATGATTATTCAAAACCTTTTTAACAAGATGGTAGATTTAATCTCTAATAACAAACAGATTAACATGCAGGCTCGCCGTGCAGTTAGAGAAGATGTAGAAGAATTAACTGATGAGCCAGTTATGCTTCAAGAAGACAAAGACCCACCATTAGTGTTGGTCATAAAGCGTAAAGCAATCCGTTTGTATCCAGATGGAACTAGGATTGCTTTATACTATAATGAAAAATTAAAGAAATATTTTTCTGTACCTTACCAATATGGTTCAGGTATGGATGCACCCATTCAGTCAGAAGAAGCTTCTCACGATCCTTGGAAAGACAAATATTTTGGTCCAGCTAAAATAATTAAACAAAAATATCATGTTAAGACTGATACTAAGTCATATAATGTTAAAGCTGATAATGAAGACCATGCACACAAACTGGTAACTAACCATGCTCCTGGTTCTAAGATTGTTTCTATTGAACACAAAGGTCGCATAATGGAAGAAACAATAGAAGAAGCTGTAATGGACACACTACATAAAATAGTGAATGATAAATCGGCAAAGTCTGTTAAGTTTGCTTCTGGTCATACTCGTAAAGTAGACCATTTTACCGCATCTGCATTAACACAAGTACATAATGCTTTGAATGATGACAACAAGAAAAAATTTGCTGACATGGTGCATAAGTCACCAGAACATTTTATGAAAGCTTCGGACTTTGCCTTTAAGCGTGCAAAATGACCTTTGTAGAACTTATAGCAAGAAACGAATTAGTAGAAGCTAAATCATTTATATTTGAGCGCCTTGAGCAAATGGTTGCTACAAGGTTACAGGCAGAAAAAGTTTCTGTGGCTGATGATATATATGAGTGGGTTGAAGAAGAATTGGATGAAGCTAATGTAATGCGTATGGGCAGAATCACTAAGATTCGCCGAAGAATTAGACGGAATGCAAAAGGCAGAATTGTTGTTCAAAAGAATGTACGAAAATCTGCGATTAAAGGATATAGATTAAGTGGTAACCGAGTTGTTCGGATACCAACTATACAGAGGTTACAGAAATCTAGGAAACTTAAACGGTACTGGAAGACAAAAGGAAAAGCAAAGTTGCGTAGAACATTAATGAAGCGCAGTATGTCTCTCAGACGCCGTAAATCAATGGGAATAAGATAACATGGCATACGAAATTATAAACACTACAAGAGGCAGCTCAATCGTTAGAGTTGTGGATGTTAGCACAGCTAACCTTGCACTTATTCAATTTAGAGGCAATCCAACAACTGAAACTGTTAGTGCTCTTGCTATCCGTAAATTGAATTGGTCAACAAATGGTAGCATTGAAGTTACTCGTGATGGTGCTCAGTTATTCAAATTATCAGGTTCAGGTGAAATGCGCCTTGACGATTACGGTGGTTCAGTTGCTAATACTGCATCAGGTAATCTTGCAGTTCAAATTATTACTGGTGGATGTATTGTTATGGAAGTTTCAAAAACTGCTACATATAATGTAGACCCATACACAGGACAAACAATATGAAATTAATTAGAGAAAATATTGAAGAAGTAAAATACTTAACTGAAGCCACCGAGAATGGCAAAAAGAATCTGTATATTACAGGTCCTTTTCTTGTGTATGACAAACCAAATAAAAACAATCGTATGTATACGAAAGACATTCTAAGCAATGAAGTCAAACGCTACAACGAAGAATATGTAAAGACTAATCGTGCTCTTGGAGAACTCGGTCATCCAGACACACCATCAATTAACCTTGAAAGAGTTTCTCATAAGATTGTTGAATTAACAGACAACGGAGAATCGTTTATTGGTAAAGCACTAATTCTTGATACACCATATGGCCAAATAGTCAAAAACTTTATGGACTCTGGTGTTAACCTTGGTGTATCTTCTCGTGGTATGGGTTCATTACAACCAACTAAGGAAGGTTATAACATTGTTCAAGATGATTTCCGTTTAGCTACTGCTGCTGACATTGTTGCAGACCCATCTGCACCAGGCGCATTTGTTAATGGTATCATGGAGAATAAAGAATGGTTGTTTGTTGAAGGTCGTTTTGTTGAAGTTGATATAGATAACGCAAAAAGACAAATTAAACAAGCATCACGCAAAGATATTGAACAGGTTGCTTTCAATCTGTTTGAAAATTTCATCAGAAAACTTTAATTTTATAAATAAGAAACGATAAGGAGATTCCTAATGTCATCAAACAAATTATTTGAGGCAGCCGCAGAAATTCTTGCAGGTAGCAAGAGTAAAAGCAGTGCTGATCCAATGCAAAAACCATCTTCAAGTGTTGAAGACTTGGGTGGTCCAACACCGCAGAATTATAAATCTAACGATGATTCTGCAAAACTTAAGCAAGCTACTAAGTCATCAGCAGCTGCACCAACAACAAAGCCATCAGATGCTTCCGCTAAAATGGAAGATAAAGACTTTGAAGGCGAAGTCATTGCTGAAAAAATGCATGATGATGAAGATGAAGATAAAGCAATGATGATGAAGAAAATGAAGATGAAAGAAAGAATGAAAGAGGATGTTGACGCTCTCTTTGCTGACGATTCTACCATCTCAGAAGAATTCAAATCTAAAGTCTCTACAATTTTTGAAGCTCGTGTTGAAGACCGTGTAACACAAATTGAAGAAGAAATTGAAACTCATTACGCTGGCATGCTTGAAGAAGCAGTCCAAACCATCAAAGATGATTTAACAGAAAAAGTTGATGATTACCTCAACTATGTTATTGAACAATGGATGGAAGAAAACCAAATTGCTATTGAATCTGGTTTGCGTTCCGAGATGACAGAAGAATTCATTTCAGGTTTGCGTAACCTGTTTGCAGAACATTACATTGATGTTCCTGCCGAAAAAATTGACCTCGTTAGTGAGTTAGCTACTAAAGTTGAAGAACTAGAGTCATCACTCAACGAAGAAATAGAGCGTGGTATTCAAATTAAAAAATCTTTAATTGAATCACACAAAACTGAAGTCGTTCATGTTGTTTGCGAAGGTCTCACCGCAACTCAAGTTGAAAAAATCAAATCACTCGCAGAGAGTGTAGAGTTCTCCACAGAGGAAGAATACAAAAATAAACTTGAAACCATCCGTGAGAATTATTTCCCATCTGGTACTAAACGTGCCGATGAAAATCAACTGCATGAAGAATTAGGCGATGTAGAAGACAAGAAGGTATCATCTGATCCATTTGTCAATGCAGTCGCACAAGCAATTTCTAAAACAAAACTATAACAAATAGGAGATAGTATTATGTATTTGTCCGAATCATTACAACAAAAATGGGCTGGCGTTCTGGATCATCCAGACATGGCCCCAATTAAAGACCCATATCGCAAGGCTGTAACTGCTGTCGTTCTTGAGAACCAAGCTGTTGAAATGCAAAAATCTGCTGGTATGCTTTACGAAGCTGGTTCACCAACAAACTTTGCTGGCACAGGCGGTTTCGGTGGCAGTTCTGCTGCTGGTGGTCCAACAGCCGGTTTTGATCCAATCTTAATCAGTTTGGTTCGCCGTTCGTTGCCTAACCTCATCGCTTATGATGTATGCGGTGTGCAACCAATGACTGGTCCTACAGGTTTGATTTTCGCAATGCGTACTCGCTATGCTGGTCAAGCTGGTACAGAAGCATTCTTCAACGAAGCAAACACAGGTTTCGCTGGTGCAAATGGTCAAGGCGCACAAGTGTCATTGACAGTTCCAGTTGATAGTGCTGCTAATAACACATTCTCTGGTAACGCTGCAGCAATCGCTGCAATGACAACCGGTTCTGCTGAAGCTTTGGGTGATGGCGCCGCTGGTAACACAT